GGAAAATGGGCGACTTCCTTACATCTCGGCTACGAAGAACTTACCTACTAAGTTGGTAGAGGTGATGTCAAAATTCTCGTTTAATTCAGGAATAACAGATCGAATACGCTCTTTGGATGATTTTATCCAGCCGGCTATGGATCGTCTATATTATTCCATGGATACAGAGAAACTTTTTGGTACTCAGTCGATTAAGTGTGACTTGAGGAAGGAAGTTTCTACGATGTATCTTGGTTCGGCAGGTGGACTAAACAATGGAGAATCCTTTGTTCGTAAGGATGGCGTTGATCAGGTCAAATGTTCCCCTAGTGGCAAGAAATATGAGCTGCTAGAAGCGACTCTTCGAGATTTGGAGACCATGCTCAGAGAAGGAACACGTCCATGTGTTACCTGGAAGGTCTCTCCTAAGCTAGAACATTTGTGGTCGTTCACAATGCGTCTGAGTGACGAAAAATATACGGCATGGCAAAAAAAATGTCGTATGTTTATTATTCCTAATCTCCACTATATCATTATTGAGCGACTTGTTTCTAAGGTTGCTCACTTAGCTGAACGTGGCGATTGTATTCGGATCGGTTCCTCACATGCCTTCGGCGGTGGGGACCATGTCGCTAAGCTTCTTCAAGCTTTTGATAATGGTCAGAAGAGGGTATGGGAGGCTGATTTTACTAGTCTTGATCTTTCAGTTAAAGAGATCCTCATTCAGCTTTACTTTTCTAACTTGTTGAACTACTACAAGAAGGATGATATTATGTATCCTGTCTATTACGAGTTAGTTAAGTTTTTGGTCGAAGAAATGTCTCAACGCATTACTGCAATGTTTACTGATTTGTGGGTGCGTGTTCGTGGGTCAGTTCCGTCAGGCTGCTTTAATACATCTCATATGGATTCATGGATTGTTCTTTTTCTATGGTTCCTTTTTGTCGTATTTCAGTATGACAGTCTTACCGTAGATCAACAGTTAGAAGTAGAGGAAGCGTTGCTTCGGCGAACTCTCCATATGATAGTGTATGGAGATGATAATTCTACTACAATGCCAGATACTCCAGTATTTCAACAATATTTTACATATTATGCCTGGTCAAAATGGCTAGATTTGTATTGGGGTATGAA